CAACATATCTGTGAGTGAATTTAAAAATAAGATAGCGGTCTTGGCACCTGCCATACCACCATTAATTATTTCGTCTTCCAGATGTTCTAAATGAGTATTAGTATCTTCTTGTAATGTTTGTTTAAATGATAGCATTTAAGGAACTCCTACTTGAACACTGTTTGCTTCAACTTTAAACGAAATAACATCCGCCTGATCTGGTCTATATTCAGTTCTAATATACTTAGGTTGTGATTTTCCATCAATTTCAAATAGAAAATATACATACACAGCAGTATATTCAAATCCTTTGGTTGAAGATCGTGACACATTTATCTCTATCACAATAAAAGGAAATTCACTTTTCTCTGCTGCTTTAGCTAATGCGTCTTCCCTTTTTTTTCTATAATCACCCTTCGTGCCTAATAATTTTACTGTACCCTTTTCACCACCATAAACAATCCACAATGGTAAATTAGTAGTTCCAAATTTTGCTTCTGCATCTAACAAGGCATTTTGTGTAACCAATGCTTTAGTTAAAGATTTTATATCTTTAGAATCTTTTAAAATATTATTTAACATAATATTAATTGTAGCATAAGCAGAGTAGTTACCAATAGTTAAGAATAAAGGAGAACTAAATTCTTTATATGCTTTTCTAGCAGGTGATGGTTTTTTTAATAAAGTTCCAGCTTTATAATCTTTAAGCCATTTTTTAACTTTTTTATTCAATGCAACAATTGGAATTTTTAAATTTATACCATCACCTTTAACACTAATAAATTCTTTATCAAATCTACTATTTATTGATGAAACATTTGAAGTAATATTATTTAATTCTGATTGAATACCCGTCTTTGTTAAAAGAGAAGAAAATTTTCCCATTTCTTCTCTAAACGCTGGTGTTATTTTTGTTCCTTTTTCTTTTGCCTCATTTAAATCTATATTATCAGCTAACTGATTTAAACTTTTCATACTCTTAACTAACTTATCACTTTTAAGAAATGACTTTAAACTTTTAGATAGAAAATCAGACCATTTTTTAAATTTCTTAAATAAAAATCCTTTTATTTTAGAAACACCCATTTTAACATAATCAGATATATCACCTATCTTATCTTTTATAAAACTTAAAAGACCTTCACTCAGTTCAATATTATCACCAAAATCAAAATTATGTAAATCATAACTTTCTGACTTAGTAGGTTGACCAAGTTCTCCTCGAGTTCTCAATAAAGTAGTTACTCTACCAATCCTCGCATCACCTTCCCCCTTTTTTAAAGAAACTTGAACAAAGTTACATATCTTTTTTCCATCAAACTCAAGTTCACAAAGTCCATTTTTATCAAAGCTAATAGAGCCAAGAAGTGGTTCTTCTTTTATAGATAATAAACTATCAGCAAAATCTTGTTCGGTAGTTCCCCATATAAAAACAATATCTGCTGTGTTATCCTTCGTTTTAAGACCAGCATATTCATCTGGCATTACTTTGTAATAAAAATCATTTATACTATCCCATATTATACTAACACTAGAACCCCAACCACCACCACCTTTTATTTGTTTAACTGGACCACCAATACTTGAAATAAAATCTAATAATTCATTTTTAGCTTCTTGAGATTTACCATTTAAAGTTTCTGTAAAAAAAGAATATGCTTTATCATCTGACTTATCAAATTCATCTTCTTTAATTATTTTTTTAACATCTTCAACTTTTGGTTTTATATTAGAACCGCTAAGTCTTGCTACTATATAAACACAACCTTCATAGATTTTAGCTATAGTATTACCACTAAATTTAGTATCAGGATTAATTTTTTCAATTAATTCTTTATCTTCAATAAATTTCTTAAACGGTTTCATACTTCTCCTAGAGATCTAGATTTTCTAATACACATAATGGACAATCATTAGCATCAATTGACCTAAACGGACATATTGTGTAGTGATCTGTTGCGTTAGTTAATTTGATATTAAGTAGAGAACCTTCAGCAGGTTTTTCTCGCTTTTTCTCAGCTTTTGCCTTCGCATCAATAAATAATTTCTTAATTTTATCAGTCATATTCTTATATATTTATAATATTTAAACACACTATATATTCCAATCGTCTACTTTTCTGAGCTTAGGGGTAATCTTAAATGTGAATGGATTAGCCTCAGTATTGGCTTCTGCCTTCTTTTGATAATATTTACCGCTATTATCACCCGCCAAAACCGGTTGTGCATCCTCCTCAATATCCTCCAATTTCATCCTCTTTTTAACAACATTAACCAAGAATTTACTATTCATAGATAAATCACTATAACGATTTTTCAATTGTTTAAATAGGATTTGATTCTTACTACCCGGATCTCCATCTTTAGCAATAATCGCCATCATTAAATCAGCAGTAGCTGGCAATCCAAAACTTTCTGATGTATTAGTTAAATCAGGGTCACTACTACCAAACCCCTCTCTATTCAATTGAGAACTTGTAATAATAGGAACATTACATTCAACCGCTAAACCTCTAATCTCTTCAGCAATAGACTTAATATAAATGTAAGTATTCATATTTGCCGCCCATTTAACTCTACTGGATGCACAAATATTTAGGTAGTCTAATATAATGACTTTTGGAGTAAAATCTTTCTTAATTTTTAATTCTCTTATTAAAGCCCGGAAGTTTCCAACATGAGCACCAGCTGTTGGATATTCTTTAACAATCAATCTACCAATTTTTAATTTCTCTAATTTCTTCTGAAAACTATCTTTTGGAATTACATGTAATTGGTCAATATCAATGTCCATTAAATTTGCATCTATTCTTTCTGCTATTCTTTCTTCCGCCATTTCCATAGTAATATATAAAACATCATATCCCTGTTTCATATACTGACAAGCCAAATGTGTTTTAACTAATGTTTTACCAACACCAGTTCCCCCAAGCAATACCGTAAGGGTTTTTGGAGAAATTCCTCCATTAGTAATCTTATCCATCATTACCATATCAAATGGAATTTTTGATTCTTTCTTATGATAAAATTCCCAACGATCGTCGCCATTCTCCATATAACCATGACCAACACTTTGGTCTAAAGAAATAGCTAACGCTTCTGTAAGAATTTCTGGTATTGCATCTTTAGAAGTCTTTTGATCTTTACCTTCTAAAATTGCAATAGAATCTACAATACCATTATATACAGCTTGATCCTTTGCCCATTTTTCAGTTTCATGTACTAACCATTCTTCATCATCTGTTTTCTTATTATACGCTTTTAAAATATCCAAACAATTCTTATATGTTGTTTCATTTAAATCATCCCTATTTGTAAGTTTTACAGATAGTGATTCCACTGTTGGTGGTTTATGATATTCAGTAAGATGTTCTTGTATTTCTTTAAATATAATTTTTTCAGCGGCATCCTTAAAATATTCTTCTTTAAGAAAAATACCAATAATGCTCGCATAGGTATCATTATGAATTAAATTCTCTAATATCAAAGTTTCCGTTCGCATATTACCCTTTATTTAAAACATCCATTATTATTTTCTTTTCCTTATCAACACCAATGGATAAAAATGGTTTATAATTTTTTACTAATTTCAAATAATCCTTTGAAGCTGGATCGATTAATTGTTTTTCCATATTAGGGATAAAATTTAATACAATATCCAACACAGCAAAGGTTTCTAATGATATAGTCTGTATTAATGCCATTTTTAATATTGACGGATGATTAATCCCCTTTGCAACAAACATTTCATCGAAGGTTTTATCCCACTCCCCCATGTGCGTATAAATTTCCTCAGTATCACGTTTTAAATGAAAATGGAAATTATTCATTCTCTCTTTATATTCCTCATACAAATCACTATCAAACATAGATGGATATGGTACGTTATTAGTAACCTGTGACAAATAAAAGAATATTAAATCTTCTTTGCTTTCGAAAGCCTTTCCGAGATTAGAAAAAATTGTTCTTTGGGCGGAATGTGATCCTCCACCCTCATACTTCATAAATTGTTTTTCCATTGAATATTCATTCATATTCAATTTACCATTATACTTAAAGTAATCATACTCTCTAGTAAAATGTGCATGTATTGCTTGATATGTTATCCAAGCATTAAACGTCCTTTGGTTGCTCTTTACTACCATAATTAAACTCCTTAAATACAGCTTTCTCAAGTTGTTTCATAACATCTTCTGTAAAATACTTTTCTGGATCATTCACTATAGTTTTCTCAAATGCCTTCCCTACAGGTGTTTCATATCTTGTTGACACCTTCTTAAAAATACCATACTTCTCTGCTATCGGTACTAAACCATAATACTTATCTAGTCCCTTGTCATAATCTAACATCATTTCAATAACAGATTCCTCTTTAGTCATTCTACCTTTAACTAATTTTGCTTTAATAATATTACCAATAACATCTGTTCCATCTTTATGTTTTCGTTTTCCTAAAGTAACAATAGTAGATGCTGCATACTTAATTCCTCCTCCACCAGAGATTTCTTTTTTCGGAAACATACTACCAATCGCATCATATGTATGATTGGTGAGAATCAATGGAATATTATGTTTAGCTAACATTAAAGCAAGGGTACGAAATGTACCCCTAATCATTGGTGCCCGTGTCATATCTCTTTTATCAGAACCACTCGCCACATCTCCCATTTCCTTCATTGTAGAAAGGTTACCAAGTGAATCAAGAAATATCATCAATTTACCTTTACTGCGTTTACTATTTTCAATAATCTTAACACACTGCGTTCTGAACTCCTCAACTGTAGCTACAGGAAATAACCCAATACGATTTGTGTCTAAACCACGTTCTTCAATCATATCTTTGGTTAAAGCACCTTCACTCTCAAAATAAATTACAATATTATCTTTATCTTCTTTAAGAAAATTATTTGCAATACTTAGAGTAATAAAAGTTTTACCTACAGCTTCTGAACCGGCAAAACATGATATTTTATTTGATGGAACACCACCATACATAGACCCACTTAAAAGAGCATTGAGGCTATACGATCCAGTAGATAAATAGCTAGAACAATCGCCAACAATACCGCTGGATACAACCGACGCCATATCATTGTCAGACTCCTTTATTAGTTGTGAAATAAAATCCTTTACTGCCATACTATACCTCCTTTTTAAAATCAACAAAGTCATCTTCCAGCATATTGTATCTTAAAACATCCTCAAACGATTTCAGTAGTTTTTTTATTGCAACAATATCTTCTTCCTTATCGTTATGGAACATACCATAATTATTTTTTGTATCATCACAGCGTTGCTCTAACGTCTTGCTAACATTACTGTATTGTTCTTTTAATGCTTCTACTAGAATCTTATCAGCTGCATCAAAATCAATTTCTACATTAATGCTCATTATTTAATCTCCTTAACAATTTCAATAATAATATCACTAGGTAATTGCATATGTTTACATACCTTACATATCATAACTTCTTTTTCATCATTCCTATAATTATCATAATTATGTATACCTAGTGTACATCTTCTTTCTTGTTCTTTTATCTGATAAAAGGGATCGTTTCTATTAATCACAAAATCCATCGCCTTTTAATAGATGTGAGAAGCGATGTGATACTATAGCACATAACAAAAATACTAAATTATCACTCTTATATAATCCTGCTTTACATTTATATGTCCACATATCTACTCCTAAAAAAAAGATTCCAAACTACCGACATTCTCATTTTTCCATCCAATCGCATTCAAGATATTCTTAACTGGTTGAAGAAACGATTTATCAAATTGCATATCATAATCTATATATTTTTCTAAATTAAATTCGATCGGCAATACAGATGAAATAGCAATAACATTTTCACCAATCTTATTAGGTTCTTTCAGATAGGCAAATTTAATCTTATCCCCATCCCGAATTAATTCATATTTATTTGTGAGATTTTGTTCTCTTAAGAAATGATTATAGAGAAGAACACCTCTTACATGAATTGGTGTTGCTTTAATATAAATGTCTTTTGAAGATTTATACTTATCTAGACCGCGGACTGATCTTGGAAATGCTATATTAGTAAAACTTAATTTCTTAAATTTACTACGATAATCCTCAAGGGCAACTTGAACAGTTTTTTCATCCGTATTAATAATAGTTTCTATTAATGAATGAAGATTCTCACGACACCATTCAGGTGTAGAACTTCTAACACTTTCAATACCCATTATTTTTAATTTGGGTTCTTTATATGCTACACCTTCGTTATTATATACATTAAGTATATATCTTTTTTTAGCAGTCCAAATACCTTTGTCTGCTATTACCTCACGCTCCATGAACATTTTCTGTTCATAGCCATTTACATATGTATGAAGTAACTTATAACTCGTGTCAATATATGATTCAATTTTATCTTTACATATCGTATCCAAGAAGGATACGATTTTTGTAACATCACTTCCCTCTGGTAACACACTATTAACCAATTTATCAAACGTGACATAAATGCTATCCGTATCGATCGCAATGACATAGTCTGCGCCCTCTGTTGATAGTAACGTATTTATATATTTATTTATACTTTTCTCAATCCATCTTATAGATAACTGTCCTGATGTTGTAATAGCCTCCGCTTGTTCTGGTGAATAATAAAGAAAATATTGATTAGCCAATGCACCATAGGCACTATTTAATAAAATCTTTTTTGACATCTGAATATTATTATACTTCGCTATATTATTAATCACTTCTTGTGATTTATTCCCACTTTCTTTTTTTTGTTGTTCTTCCAACATTTTCTTTTTAAAAACAACTCTATCATTATACATCTTACTCATTAACTTAGGAAGAAACCCTTGAACATTAGTTCTAAAATGTTCCCCGTTAGGTGTAAGTGTCATATCTTTCTGTTTAAGATAATCAGTATCAAGCTCTTGTCCAACTAACTTATCAACATTAACATCTACCTTAGGATAATCTTTAATAATTGTTTCTGGACTAATATTATATTGCTGTATCAAATGAGGATATAGACTAGCCAAGTCAAAACTAACTACCCATTTATGTAGACCTATATGTGGATCTTTAACATAACCTCCCTCAATTTGTCTACTTGAACTTTGTTCTTTCTTAGCTGGTGTAGCTATTTTTTGATCTTTAAGAAATCGATAGATAATAGCTTCCCAAGTCCTTACTGGTGAAAATACATCTTCAAAATTAATACCAGAATCATATGCCATCGTAATTATCAAATCTAGCAATTTCATCTTATCATCAAGCTTTTTTACAATCTCAACATCCCTTATATTATAACTAATAAACTTCTGATAATCAGTTTTATATAATTCATAGCCCGGTATTTCATCCTGATCTTTCCTTAATCCTAATTCAACCTTACCAATATAATCCAACTTATATGATTCTCTAATTTTATAAGTATATTTTTTATATAGGTCAAGATAATCAAGAACCGAAACACCAGTAATCAAATAGGTTTGGTTTTCTTTACCAGCAATTTTTATATTCTTCTCGTATATATTCTTTATTGGTGATAAAGCTTTTGCTTCTAATCCATATCTATTCAACCGATTTATTATATAAGGAATATCAAAAAACTTACAATTCCAACCTGTAATAATATCTGGAATATTATCCTGCCACCAGCCAATGAATAACTCTAACATTGCCTGTTCATTATCACTTTGAAAATAATGAATAACTTTATCTGGCTGGTCAGGAGTATATTTTCCTGTTCCAAAAGCCACATACTTATCTTCAATATTATCATAACAAGTAATGGATGTTATAGCAGAATTAGCCATACGGATATCGGGGAATCCATTTTCAATGGATGTTTCAATATCAATATTAGTTATTTTAATTTTCGTTGAGTCGTACTGAACATCAGGATATGTTTCCGTTATATATTGAGAAACATAATTGCGATTGCCAAAGATAGAATAATTAACCGTACCCTCATACGTTTCAAGAAATTCTCTACAGTCTTTCATTGAATCAAAAGTATGAGAGCCAAGAGGCTCATTATCTAAACTTCTGTAATTGGATTTATCTTCCGGAGCTGGAAGATATAAGGTTGGTTTAAAATGTGTATAACCAGAATACCTTTCACCTTTATTATCTATCTCACGACGATAGATACGATTACCTATTTTAGCCACATATGTATAAAATTTCATTATATAATTATACCAAAAAAAGATTCAAAATACAAGGAAGATTTAGGGTACTACAATACCGCTCCCAAAGGCCTTATTATATTCATTTGCAATATGTTTACTTGGATCTGCAACAACAAGAATTTTATCTTCTTTTAATTGATACTCTTTATCTTCTGCATATGGCATCCATGGATTAAAACCAATACGTTTCTCATCTAATGGAATCATTACTACAGGGTTTTTAATAATATGCTTACTGTCATCAAATTCACCTATTAATTCTTCACCATTTGTTAATTTTACAATTTTTACATTCACGGTTCCATCTCCTTTAATAAAGTTTGCTTCAACATTCTTGTCTTTTGTGACAATATACTTCTTCTCATATTCAGTAAAGATATAATCTCCTGATACCTGACTGACTATATTACCGGTTGCACCTATTGCAAAGGTTTCCAAGCCCGTGCAACTTGCTATAAAAAATAAACTAATTACAAATATTATATTATTTAAATATGTCTTTTGGTATTTCGGTTGAGCGTGCATTTCCTCCTTCTGTTGTGGTTTTCATACCAACGTTACCTATGCTATACTTTGCCTGTAAGTCCCATTCAGATTTTTCCCCAAATGGCAGGATTTTCATCTGTCTAATCGAAACAGTTGGTTGTGCTTTATCGGGATGTAAAATTTCAACTAAATCCCATTCATGCAAAAGATTCACAACCGTATTTCTTCGTTCAATATCATTCTCAGAAAGATTAGTTGGCTTACCATCAAGCGCAAATAATTCTTTAAAATGAACTATGTAATATTTACCTTGTTTGTGGAGTATGTGGCATGATTGATATAACTTTTTTTCTCGTCGAGATGCTATGCCAATGCGGGTGAGTGTTTCTTTAACTTTGAGGAAATCATCATCTTCTTTCAACCTCACCTCAATCATATCTTCAATAGACCATTTTATATTGTCTGCTGTCATCGTCCTATTCCTTTCAATTCAAAAATGCTTAATTTATAAAACCATTATATATATTTATAATATTAGGACAGACCACCCTTATTGAGCTTATTCTTGATATATTCTATATCACCTTCAGTAAGAACCGATAAAGCAGTACTTGCCTTAGAATTACTATATTTAAAAAATTCCTTTACTAATGCTAAATTTTCCAGTTTCTTTCCCTTTGCCCAAAACTTTCTTGGTCTTTTCTTTTTGGGTATAATATTATAAAGAAAGTCATAATGTGTTTTATTAGCAATATCAGGAAATCTATTTACTTCATTAATTATATAAATTAAATCCGATTGATAAGATAGGGAACGATTAATAAGAAATTTTTTATAATCTTTCCTATCCTTAATCTCTGAATCATAACTTTCTTTTGTCATCAAATCATTCGCATATTCAAATGGATTCATTATTCTTCCTCATCAGGTGGTGGATAATCTAATCTCCATTGACCTTTATGTGTCACTAAAGATTTATCATATGGATTCCATGCTGCATTACTTAGCCTATCAAGTGGATTCCTTTTCTTTCTTTTCATTCTTCTTAAACCATCCGGATGTGGATGTAAACCTGTAGGATCAGGAAACTCCTGCATTGGATCTCTATTTTTAAAATCTTCCACTTCTTGTCTCATATCATCAAGCAACCTTTTTCTTTCATTGTCTAGAAATTGTCTTTCCTGATCACTCATACTTTGACGGAACCGATTAATCCTCTGTTCTCTTATCGCTTCTTCATCACCAGAAAGCTTTGCCCTTTTCTTTTGTCTAATTTTCATAATATTATCTTTTTTATCATTATCCAAACTATCCCATTGTTTCATCAAAACACGATTTAAATTGTCAAAAATCATATTATATAATTCTTCGTCTTCCAATGATGCCGCAAGTGCTAATACCAAAGAAAAAGTTTTATTTAAATCTTCAATATCTCCAAGATAACCATCTTCATTGTTTGCCATTTCTCTACTAACAATTTCAACTGAACCATCAGTATGAACAATTAGTGCCGAATCATCAGCATCTAATTTTATATGAAGATTACCTTCCTCATCAATATTTGGATTTTCATCCTTCTTTTCGTCAGCCATTTGGATCTCCTTATTTACTTACACTTAATATTTATAAGGTTAAAGCGCCGCAATACACAACCATATAAGGGTAGAAACAATATAATCCCTATCGCTATTTTATAAATAACCAATGATGTAGCCAGCTCTGCCCAATGTGTTGCCATATAAACATCCTCTGAACCCTTAAAAGCAACAATAAAGAATGTATATGTATCTATAACATTAGCTATTACTGTCGAAAGCATTGGTGCAATCCACCAAGCATTATAATGTTCTCTTATCTTTTGAAAAATATGTACGTCTATTAATGTCCCTATCCCATAAGCACATGCACTTGCTAACCCAATTCTAAGGGCAAAGTCAAAACCTCTACCTTCTAAATTAACCACTAAAATAGAAATAAGAATCGCTACCGGAAATGCTCTATATATTGTTTTTGCTGCTATACCCTTTCCTAATGCCCTCACCGTTAAATCAGTAATAACCACTATAAACGGATAAGTAAATGCAGCCCAAGTTAATTTTATTCCAAACACATCTATTGGAATATGGATTAATGCATTTGATAATGCAATAATAACAATATGTGCTAATGATAATTTATATATCATTAAGTTATAATTAGGAAATTTATATGCCATAATAAGGATTATTCACAGTTAAAAATTTCCTATCTTCACCTAATTGCCTATATTTAATATCAAAAAAATACATAGTATTAGCTTCAGTGGACTTCGCACCTTTAAATTTAGTCGAAGAAATATTAAAATCATCGTCAATAAACATTGGACTTATTTCATTCCGGAATAGCATTAATTCAGGACCCCGCATCCATAGACAAGAAAAACTTCCATCTATAGATTCTAAAGAATCATGGAATTTATCTAAACTATATAACATTAACTTAGTATCCCATGTTTCATCGGTTTTATGCAATTCTTTTAATCTCTTAACCGTCGGTGCCTTAATTATACCATTATGCCACAATAAATTATTACTCCATTCAGCTGGATGGATATTATTATTCCATTTCTTAGTAGTCGGTGCTTGCTGATGTGCAACCATATATCCTGATGGTAATTCATGTTCATTAAAATTTAATGAACCAAGAGCTTTATGTTGAAATTTGATGCCATAAGTCTCGGGGCAAAATACATATAATGAATGTGAATGTTCACCGCGATATCTATTAAGATCAGCCAATTCTGCTAACTTGTTTTTATCAAAAGAACCAATTATAGAACACATTATACATTACTCCAGTTATTTTGGAAATCAAATGCCGTTTGGCGCCATGGAATCTCTATCTGATAATCAATCGGATCTACAAGATTCAATTTCATAAAAGCGTTAATCCTCTCCGAACATGATGGACACTTCCCGCAACTTTTTCCATCTTTAGGATTATAACATGTTAAGCTATGCTGAAGCAAGGAAATAGCATCCATTCCCTCACATATTTTTAATTCATCAATTTTTGAAAGTTGTAAGAATGGTGCATGTATATCCACACAATGCGTTCTATTTTGTTTAGCAACAGCATTCAATGAATCAACAAATGCACCAGTTGTATCCCAATAACCATATTCATCATGTACTTGTAAACCAGTAAATACATCATTTGAATCTATAGTTTCTGCATATGACATAGCTAAGGTTAACAAAATCATATTACGGAAAGGAACATATGTAACTGGTTGTGGATCTCCTAATACATCTTTAATGGTGGGCATTTCAATATCTGTACCTGCAATGTTAGCACACATTGGTTTGGCTATTTCACCTAATACAGATAAATCAAATGTTTTATGTTCTGCAGTTCTAATTCTTTTACATAATGCCTTTGCTCTATCTATTTCTACTACTTGTTTTTGATTATAATCAAAAGATATAGGATAAACATTTTCAGCACCATAATATTTTACCAACAGAATGGTCATAATTGAAGAATCCATTCCACCAGATAAAATCGAAACAACTTTATCCGCCTCTGGTAATTTAATTACTCTATCGTCTAAAAATTTAATACTATCATGTGTAAATTCGACCATCACTTTCCTCCATTATATAGGTAATTTATTTGTTTCTACATCCTCCAATGTGTTACATCTTATAATAGGGTTTGAAGGCGTAACATTTTTAAACCCCTTAAACCATTTTTCGAAATCTTCTTTTGTTTTAACATTAATTAAATCATTCATTGCTGGTATACCAGAATCAAATTTTCCTTCCCTCATATCCCGTCGTTCTTTTAATAATTCTTTACCAAAACGAAAACATGATTCAAATGCCTGTAACCATCTATGATATAAATGAGTAGTAACTTGTCTTTTACATGATAAATTATATCGTGCAGAAGTATGAACATCCTTCTTAGCTACAATCTCATAAAATTCTTCAAAATCCATATTATAATATTGTTTCAAAATATGACCATACTTCTTATATAAAAACTGGTTCGCTTTTAAAATCTGTAGTTGAACGGTATTACCCTGCTGTAATACAGTTTCAGGCTCATCATCTGGATCTGTGCCAAGTTTATGATCGTTTCCATCCTCATCGCGAAACTCTCCTAATATTGGTTTAATAGCATGTGAAGATGAATCAAAGGTAATATCCCTGTCAATATAACCAGATTCTTTTAAAAGTAATAATGGCCATAAACGTTTTTTAGATCCAAATCCTAATACATGTAATTTATTACCAATTTCTTTTGGTATGTCCATAAACCGATAAGAACCTAACATCTGTATAGACTCCAATCTACCAAGACCAGTACAGGCGGCTGATAATGCAATACCCGCTATTGATGAATAATATTCTTTAGGAATAACAGATATTGCGTTCTTAAAATATTCTACAAAATCATCTCTATTATTACCTTGACAAATTAAAAATACCTTTGAATCCGATTTCATTTCACGAAATACTTCAATCTGTCTTTTAACATTATTACCCGTATTAAGTGCTTTTTGTTTTGCCCATTCTACTATATAGCGTCTACCGGATAAATCAATTCGTGATTGCTTCCCTTTTAAGTCAAGCACATGAATAGGTAATTCATCAAAACACATTGCGTAAGATGAATATTGTGCCTGTACTCTATATACCTGATCTTTCAATTCCTCTGTAATCTCTTTACCTAAAGTAATCATCTGGAGTCCGCCAGAATCGGCATGCCACTTAGTTCCAAAATAATTATGTTTAGCGAAATATTTTACCATAGCATTTACTTCATTATATGCATTAAACATTATTTCATAATTCACACCAGAATCAAATTCTTTAATAGTATCAGCAACCATACCAGAAAAGATATCATCATCTTGTTTAGTTCCCATGCCCGGTTTCAATGCCATCGAGGCACCAGACATAATATAAGTCATATCATTCATCGTAGATTCTCTATATAATTAAAATTAATTACAACACGTCTCTTATTATCAGAACAACTTACACCCGAATGTTCTTTTAATGTTGGAAATTTTACTAACCTATTTGCTACACTTTCTACTTTTTTTCCATCTTTAAATACCGTATAACCATCATTACTATTAAGATAAAAAACGGCAGTAGTTGCATCATATTCCATGTCACAATGAAATCCACTTGGTATATTCTCCTTAGGTGTACATGTTGTTGAATTAGCTTTACATCTCAATAAGCAAAACATTTTTAACCGCTGCAATATGGGATGCATAAGTTCCATATATGCACTACAGATTTCTTGATAACCATATTGTCTATTTAAATGATAAAAAACATGAATAAATTGAAAATCATTCCAATCAGACTTTCCGGGTGGTACAAACATATTCTTTTCATCAGGATCATAGGCAATATAATCATTATAGTACCATGGAAATTCATTGCCTAACATCATATTTTGTATAGGCAAGAATTCCTCAAATGGTAAAAAATTATCTATTATCTCCACTATTTCATGCCTTTCATAGTACTCAATAAAGAAAAGAATTCAGATTTCAAATGATCTATCTTTAAAAAGTCTCCACGAAGTACAGAAGTCATCATATCACTCTCGTGTTCTTTAACACCTCTTGCTGTCATACAAAAATGTTCTGCCTTTACAATAACAGCTATGCCTTTTGCTTCAGTTTCAACCTCAATCATATCTGCAATTTGTTCAGTCATCTCCTCTTGTATTTGCGGTCTTGATACAACCCAATCAACCATTCTATTAAACTTGGATAAACCAATTACCTTCTTACCTGGAAATATTCCAATATAACACTTACCAGAGATTGGCTGGAAATGATGTGCACATGTCGAATCAACACTAATAGGACCCGTCATATATAATTGATCATATTGTTTTGCATTTGGAAATGCAGTTATGTCAGGCGGCGAGCTATAACGGCCTTTAAAAATCTCACGCACATACATCTTAGCAACTCTACGTGCTGTGTCTTGTGTATTATGATCCTCCTCAGTATTAATAATTAATGCTTTTAATACACCCTGAAATGCACATGCTACTTCATCTTCAATCTTTTGAACATCATTCTCGTCGAGATAAGAATATATAGTATCATTTGCAAAATGCTTGTGCTTTATTGTTTTCATTCTTTGTCTAACTTCATCACTAAATAACTCATCACTCATATATTACTCCTTTATATAAATCGCACTATTAGAACCATGTTCAAATACTTCTACACTTTTTAACTGAACTCTCCCTTTTGTTTGATCTTTAACTATCGGCTGTACATACTTATAAACATATTCTGCAAACCTTTCACAACCAACACCATCTTCCATTACTACAACCTCCGCACTACCAAAAGTCTCACAACCTTTCAGATACAGCAATTCAGGATCATCAGCGGCAACCGCTAACTTATGGTCAAAATTCTTTTCAATAAATTCTTTTATCCATCCACAATTACCAAAATCATAAACCCAATTTCTTTCATCCAATTTGTTTGCTTGAAATACAAAACGAAATCCCAAACTATAGCCATGCAAAAATCTGCAATGACTAGTTTCTGCTCTCCATTGTCTGAAACAAGCACTAAACCCTCTTTCATTGCCATACGTTTTTGTACTTTGATATTTCATCACATACCTCCTTTAACACGTTCCCAAGGAAAAACAATCCACCTATATAATTGTTCATGCTGATAATAAACCTTATCATCGTTTGCATTACCAAATAATGCTGTCAAAGAATAATCTGGATTATTATGAAATTCTGGTAATTCTTTAATAGCTCTAAAAGTCGTACCAGTATCATAAATATCATCCACGACAATCAAATAAGGAAAAAATTGTGGTTTATCACGAATACTTTTATCTTCTGTTAAATTCAAAAGCCATTCTGCTTTCTTATCATTACCATCATATGATTGAAACTTAATAATACTCATTGGACATTCTAAAACATTACTAAGGTGTGTCGCGATGGGTAACGAACCCCTATAGACCCCAACCACATGAGGATTAACTCTATTAACATACCTATCATATAAAGCTGCCATGTCGTTATAATATTCGTCATAATAATAATTGTATTTTGGAGTATTCATATTAATTTATGTGTAAGGTTCATCATTTTAGCCAAGAGATTAATTTGCTGTGATAAAAATTTTACTTCCGGAGACTTAGTGTTCTCATTAATTGTTTTATTCAATTTTTCAATTTCCAATAAAGTGTTCATAATATCCATCCGTTCACTAACCCACATTTCAAATGTTTTTGGTGTTGAATAGAATCTATTCTTGCCAAATGCTTTCGCATCCTCCTGATATCTACAAAAAGATGTTAATGCTTTTCTTATTACTTCACTTCTTGAAATTTTTAAATCAGCTGCACATTTTTCTAATGAACTGACTAAATCATCTGTGCATTTAAAAATCCCCTTACGACTATTTGGATTATCATCCACATACATTGTTCTATCTAAATGTTTATCTGTTTGAGGAATGCCCCTCATACCGGTTTTACCGGTTCTGCTTTTTTTATTATCTACCATTAAGTCCCCCATGCATTACCGAATAAATCAATATGAAGTCTCGGACTATATCTATATCCATGTTGCAAACAAAGTTTTGCTACATCTTCACTTGTCAATTTTAAGCCTTCCGCTCTACCTCCCTCTGGCATTAAATAAACTGAATCTATCTTAACACCTGCATCCCTATATGCTATAATTGCTTCTTGAACCTCTTGCATATCATGTTTATCTCTAACTACAAATTTAAGATATAGATAAGAATCTGGCCATGAATTATAAGTCAATAAAGCATCAGGAACAATTGCCGCATTCCAACTCTCACCTGAAAGAGAAAGTTTTGGAGACACCGACCACGTTATACCGTTAGGCAAGCAATAAGCTGGATCGCCTTTAAAAGGATTGTGTTCTAATGTACCAAATCTTTCACAATACCATTGATACTTGTCATGTGTATCAATTAAATCATTAAATGGATATGCTTGTGTTCCATTAGTTTCAAATGTTATATTTTTTATGCGGAGTTTTCTATGAAGAACAATATCACTCATAACTGGCTGGAAACCGCGAAGAAGTGGTTCACCGCCGGTCAAAACTAAATGAACTGGATTATCATTATACACTTCCGTATTCACAAAGTTATTTACTTTATCTACTATGGTAGTAGCATCCTCATAATCTGCTAGATGTCCCCATTTCTTTCCCCAACTAAACGAACTATCACAGCCAACATGAGGAACAGGTAAATCCTTAATTGATGTTACTTGCGGATGGTTTTGGTTGTGTGGCATTTGTTCTGGAGCTAACCAAAGATCCGGATTTCGAGCTTGACCAAAACCAGTACATTCAAAATTACAACCAAATGCTCTAACAAAGACCGAAGGTACTCCAATATACCTACCCTCACCTTGAATCGAATAAAACATCTCGCTATATCTTAATTTATTCATAATATTATTATACCAAAAAAAGATTTATAATACAAGGAAGATTATACTAATTCACATTCCATCATTATTTCTGTTAAACATGCTACCATATTTACTTCCTGATCTGCAACAAAAGCAGACTTATAAGAATAATCTGCAATAATTAATATTGCTGGTGGAATACTTTTCTTTTGAAATTTTCCATTTAAATTATCATAAATTTGACGAAATAACCTCACATGATCATTATCAATATTTTGTGCTACCCATTTCCTCATTCCCGAAAAGTCTTTTCCTTTTAAAGCTACAAACAATTCTGTAAAATTTTCATCAGAGGATTGTTGAAGAATTCCACTATCAATAATACCATTTAAAGAATATTTTTGTAACTCATTAATTACTCTTCGAAAATCTGGAAAATACTTCAATACTAAATCTACTAAAACCTTTTCTTCATATTTAACAGATTCATTGTCTAACATTTTTTTAATGTTAGTTAACATCTCCATAGCAATTGTTGGCTTATCATCTTTACCAATCGCAAAATCTACAACTGAACATCTAGAATGCAATGCTGGTATGATTCGATTCTTAAAATTACATGTAAAGATAAAGCGGCAGTTTTTAGAAAATTCTTCAATTACTCCGCGGAGGGCAGGCTGTACAGAATCTTTATTCATGTAATCAGCCTCATCAATAATAATAACCTTCTTCCCACCAGAAAGAGATACCGTGCTGGCATAATTCACAACAGTGGTTCTTAGAGTATCAATCATTCGACCTTCGTCACTACCGTTAATCATCAACCAATCAATTCCGAGTTGATTGCATAATGCCTTTGCTACAGTTGTCTTTCCAGAGCCCGGACTTCCCGTGAGAAGAAGGTTAGGAATTTCATCATTGTCAACAATACTTAAAAATACGTTCTTAGTTAAAACTGGTAAAACACAATCATCAATTGTTTCTGGTCTATACTTTTCTACCCATAATGTATTATTCATATTTTAGCTAGCCATCCCGTGATATATATTAAAAAAAATAATCAGCAACATTCCTCCTATCATACCTTTAAATTTTTCCCAATCACTCATACCAAATGTGGTCCTAATATCCATGAAACTATCGAATAACGAATACCTTTTGTTATTGGGGTTACCCTATGCCAATCTCTACTACAAAATACTAATACAGTTCCTTTTGACCATGCTAAGTCTCTAACCTCTTCTTCCTCATAAGCTTTTCCATCAATAAATACTGATGAAAACCCTGAAGCCTTACCATAACTTTCAAAAAATTCCACGCGGCCGCCTTCATAGTCTTTATAGTCTGTTAAATTTAATATAAATGATAATTTACGTGATATGCCATTATCTGTATGGCGATAATCTTGATGCCAATGATAATAATCACCTACCTCATATCTGGCAAACTGAACTGGTTCAAGCGTTCTGATATTATAATTAAAATAATTATCATTAGAAGTTGTAATACAATCATCTATTGTCTCATGTAGAAAATCGCGTGCTGGTTCTATAAAAGCAACCTTACCACGACGGTATGAATCATCAGAATCTTGTCCATCCTCCTTTTGAATTGTCGCGTCTTCAAATGTATGTTTCTTCAAATAACTCTCAAGGAGTTCATCACATTTTTCAGAAGAAATTTTATTTGGGTATATATAAAACATTACTCACCGTATTCACTAGCAGGTTCCAATGCAATCCAATATTCCAAATCTGTTTTAACATTTTTAAAATGGGAAATGCCTTTAGATGAAATAGATATATTATAATCACCCGGAACTAATTTAAGATTCTCTTTCCTCATAAGAATATTAAACGTCTTTTTTGCACCTTCACCAACAACTTTAGAAAGTTCATGTTCTGAATCATTCTTTTTATTAGTTGCTCCCATAATAACTTTACCAGACTTCTCACATCCTTTAAAGTAAAAATCATTTAATTGAAGTACAGTTGCCTGTTGATTAATCCAATCAAAGACAGACTCTTTAAGAGTAAAATTGATTTCACATTCTGGCATATCAATATCTTTTTCTGGCTTTACAATATAATCCAAATCAGCACAACGATATTTAATTTTTCCATCCCCACCATCAGAAATGGTAACAGACTTATTATCAGAAGCAACCTCTAATTCTGGTTCAGTCATATTAGATAATACACCTAAAAATTTAATCAAATCATAAATAGCAAATGAATCTGGAAAATCCTCTTTAACATTTGCATGTGCTAGAATGTTCTTTAATGAATTAACCGTTTTAAGTTTAGTGCCCGGTGTAATAGCAATAGACTGATTAATACTTGAAAAGTTCTTAAGAACATCAATCGTTTCATTACTTAGTTTCATCACCAATCTCCTCTTCAATAGTTGCAGTTCCTACATCTTTATCTTTTGACATTTGTTCTTTTGCTGCTTCCTCCATTTTAAGAAAATCATTTTTAGCATCTTCACCGTAATAACCTTCACGGACACAATTCTTAAAATTTAAAATCAGATTATTCATTAAATTTGGATCTTTCTTTGCCCATGCCGCTGAAAATAAAATAGCAGGATTAATATTCCCCTCTGAATCCATCATTGGCTTATCACTAACACCAGCCAATTCCATAGACCCATCACTTCTAATTTTTAATGCAACATCACCTTTTCTCAATTTCAACATCTCTCTTGGCATATTACCATCCTATTCTAACATTAATATTACCACTATACCCTCGTCGGTTTGCTTTCCACCTATCTATAAAAAATGGTCTTCGTAAAGGACCCAAACCAATATCATTCTTATAAAAACGATTATTAAAAGATTTAAACTTTACTGGTTGTTGATGTTCTCTTTGTACTGGTCGTTTAGCAACAACCTTTCGCTTTGCTTTAAAAGAAACATTAAGTAATTCTAATCGACCAAAAAACCTCTTTTTTATCTGATGATTAAAATGTCTTTCAAATGTCGGCAAATCAACTTGTGCTTTCACAACAATATCAGATTCATCTTTATGTACAATGCGGGTAATTTTAGGACTAACGCTACAAACACCGGATCGATTACAAAGTATTTTTTCATTGTAGCGATTATAATTACTAGAGAATTTAATAGGAAAATTTCTAATACCTTCTCCATTATATAAAGCACGAACATTTAAATTATAATTAGATACAGTTATTGAATGGTCAATCTTTTCAAGATAAATATTACCTACAATTTGTTGTATCTTTTCTTTAAATATAATTGCGTGATCAATTTTATATTCATTAACCATTATAACACTATTATAGGTCTGAATACAAGGAAGAAGTTTTTCACTCTCTTTATATCCATCATAATAATGTACTAATGCATTCATAATATCACCATCAGCCTTATATGAATCTCCCTGTCGCAACATCGAAGCAATGCTTTGAATCATATTATCGATAATTACTTTTAAGGATCTAAGGACTAACTGTCGTTCAATAACTACAAATGAATAATATAAATTATTAGTTGAATCATACCATCCATCTTTAGTCTGTGCACCCTCTAGTAAAAAATCTGCTTCTGATAAAATAGAAGATTCAGAAACAGATTTATCTCTACTATTATAATCCGACATGACAGACTTAACCTGAACTCTTACAGTTTTAATTAATTCTGCACGAGCAGATTCAGCCGCCATGATTGGACTTTTTTCTGAAAGACCAACTCCACTGAGGTACTTGGAATTAGGAAAACTTGTATGTCCCTTTCCAAGTACCCAGTCAGGAGTTGTGCTTGCAAATGCAATTGCGTGATTGATTAGGGTAGCAAATGCAAGCCACATTAAAATAGTAAATATCAATGTAATTAAGTATCTCATATTACATATCCTCGGCAAAGAAACCTCGTCCTTCATTCATACGTTCAGCCTCTGATTCCATTTCCTCGTGAAGTTTATCAGCTCGTTCTTTAATATCATCACGTATTTTTCTAGGAAGTTGCTGGAACTCTTTATTGTTCTCAACATTTCGTTTGAAAGCATCGTAATCTAAACGCGCTAAAGAAAGAAACTCCTGACGGTCAGGGATCTCAAAATGATCAACAATCACCACACCACGAAGTGTTTGATTTACAGAAATCTTTAACGCAACCTCTGCATTTTGTTCTTCATTAGATTGTTGGAAACCACCCATTGTAGTATGTGCTTGATAATCTTTTGTCAAAGACATCATATATACTTCAAATACTTTAGCAAGATCACCACGTGCGCGGTCATCAGCTATAGTTCTTTGCAATGAATAGTTTCTAATACCAGTCGCAGACCCAACACCATAAAATGCTTTGCCCTTAGAATCAGACCATGCCCCGCCGCCTAATAGAACCCATTTCGGAGGATCATATTCCACTAATGCTTTTGGTGGATCTGGAATCTTTGGAAGACTTGAACAAGCAGTTCCAATTAAAGTTATCATTAATATCATTATAAGATTTTTCATGTTACTGGTTCTCCATTTCATTAAAAATGACTTGCTTCTTTTGTTTAAAATACTCAGCAAGTTCTCGTTCATACCGCCTACTACGTTGAATAATATTTTGAATCTCTTTATTGTATTCCTCTTTTGAGATTCGCCCTGTATTATATCTTGAACACAATTCTTGATATTCAGCAACCATATACTGAACACTTCCGCTCCATCGAACTCCAGATGAACTTCCGAATGATACTTCGGGTCCTACACCCCATCCAAATCCCCCAACTTTCCATCCCAAAGCTACCTGAAATTCCTCCCTATCCATAACTTCACAATCCTGCTGTTCAACGGCAATTACCGCTTTAGGACATGAAGTTATGAACAATAAAAATAGTAATAATATCGGACGCATTAGAACGGCACCTGATCGTCTTTATTTTCGACCGGCTGTGCATCTTCTGTATCATCAACTTCCTCCAATGACACTCCTGCATCAACTTTCGTATATAAATCCGAAAAAGACTCCTTAGTTTCAGTATCAAAACGTTCCAAGCACATCATTACAGATTTCATCTTATCATTAAAGATAGCGAATGATTTTGTAATGTCAATCAAACGACGAGTCGTAATGATTTCATCAACTGCACCTTCTTTATAAGACTGACGTATTACATCCGCCCATTTTACCAACTTATCAACAAAATCATCCTCTTTAATATCGTGAACCTGAAATTGCTTTTTAAGTATTTTTGATTCATATGCCGCTGAAGGATACTCTTGATAAAACGTAGCAGAGAATCTATCCAAGAATGCTTCATTCAAAATGTTCGTCCCCATAAAACGACCATCTTCAGATCCTTTACCTTTCGTATTAGCGGTTGCGACAATGTTAAACCCATGCTGAGGATAAACAACCTCATTAATCTTTTTCAGATAAATAGGTTGTCCTTCCATGATTGGTTGTAAGCACATAATTTTATGAGAAGCCAAATCAACTTCATCAATCAATGCAACTGCACCAGTTTTCATGGCTACAACCAGAGGTCCATCCTGCCAAACTGTTTCACCATTTACCAAACGGAACCCGCCTAGTAAATCATCCTCATCCGTTTCAACAGTAATATTAATACGAATAAAGTCACGTTTCAATTTAGCACAGACCTCACGTATCATGGAAGTCTTACCGTTCCCCGATAATCCAGTAACGAAAATGGGATAAAATAACTTCTTTTCTAGAACTGTTTTAATATCTTTGAAGTGACCCCAAGAAACATATTGAGGATCTTTTTTCGGAATAAGATTAAGTGAAACTGACTCTGCTTTAGCAACAACTTTAGGTTTAACTGGTTCAGATAAAACATCCCAGTCAGCCTTGAGAGTATCGCGTTTTTCTTCGACTTTATTCTTTTGATCACTAACATTCGCATCTCCTGAAAATGAAAATAAACCCGGTTCAACTTCACAATGTCTTTTTAACACAATCTTATAAATGGCTGGCCATTTACTTTTTAAATCCTCGCCACAAGATTCTAACGCGTCTTTGGCTTGTTGTAATGTAAATGTTCCGTCACCATATAGCTTATCAATCTCCTTCTTAAAAGCTATACGCGTTCCGGATGTTGTCATGTCTAATGCTTTCATAATATATTCTCCTAATCAATAATTCGCAATTCTTACTACCATTATATAGAAATCTCACACATATGTCAAGGAAAAAGCGCCTTTGTAACTCGTTGAAAACAAACAATAAGCAAAAATAATTGTAACTCCTTTGTTTATAAGGGTTTACTGACCAATTCTACGGCGATATAAGGCGGGATTATTTACCCTATATCCTACTATGCTTATCAGCGGAATAGTGCGTTAAATCGCCTTATATTACGCCGTGATTAGGTCAATGAACCTCGTGAGGATAACCCTCGTGTTTTTAAATTGGTTATTTTGCTTGGAAAATATAGAAGCCATTTTACGTTTAGTCATACTTTCATTTATTTCCCCAACTACCGGTTTCTGCATTCCTTGAATAACAAAGTACTCATCATATCCAGATTCCTCTTTTATAAAATAACCTTTTCTCTTAGCTGTTGTAATCCAACTTCTGAATTGTTCTTTACCTTCCATATATGACTTATGTGAGGTTGGATTCTTTTTTGGTGTAAATCTCCATAAAGTACTAGGCGTAAATTTTGGTATAATATAAAATCCCACAATATTAATATCAAGTCTGGATTTAACCACATCAAAAAGTGCTGGCGTCAAAGCTTGCATTCCACCAGAACTACCTATTTTATGATTTTTCTTTGTTTTCTTATCTTGCAAATAAAGAACATCATATTTGCGTTGGATACAATCAGACGCTCCTTTACCTCCATCATAAACAGTCGCCATACCATTTGCCTCACCATCTGTTAAAAATACTGCATTAACATTTGCCAAATTGTTCTTTTGTTGAAAAGCTTTAATAATATACTCTGATAAGAGAATACAACCATTAAGAGGTGTTCCGTGTAATTGTTCTTCAACAGGAATCTCATAATGACAATTAAATCCGTAATTATGTCGATTTGCTAAAATGCAAAGATTAAGTAACCCCTCATTAAATTCTTTAGTAGACATCCTACCAGAAAGAAGATTTCTCAATCCTAAATGTCTATCCGTTACCAAATCACCATGTCGGAATTTAAATACTGGTTCTGTTTTACGATATGAACCATCATCCTCATAATAATCCCCACCTCTTTCTGTAAAAGAATATACCTCAAAAGGAATCTTTACCTTTTTACAAAACATGGATAGTTCGATTAACTGTCGAATGGTTCCAAATAAATTCTCCGCCATCGAACCAGACCAATCAACAAACATAACCAAACCATGATTCTTACCATCAGCCACACGAACATTCTTTTTAAAGACATCATCATTATAGGCGGCTGAAAACATCTTATTAGTATCTAAAATACCAGTTTTTGTAATTAATGTTCTTTTATATACATCAGCCGCTTTCTTTCTTTCAAAATCCATTGCCAAATGATTTACATTCTTAACACACTCTTTTTTAAACTTATTAAGAGTATGATGTGCTTTATCATAAACTCTTTGACGCATCATTTTATGGGTCTCAGTATTATGATATGATTGTTTCTTCCAATACGGGTGCTCCATACTATGATAGAAACTAGTTATATTTCGATGTACTTCCTTATAATCAACCACCACATGATCGAAGTTAAGAATCTGATCTGGTACACTAATATACTTTATATTCTTATCTATAATTGCGAAATCTGAAATTCGTTCATCAAACGCACGTTGTGTTTTGCTCTTGACAGGATCATTGTCATTTTGGTCTTCAAAAGATTCATCCTCATCCATTTGTTGTGGAAGGGTTGAATCTTCTCCACCCTCAAATGAAGCACGTGAATACGCTTCATCTAATTCTTCTTCTTCTGTCTTAGGTTTTTCTTCATAATCCTCATCGTCATCTTCTCCACCATTTTCTTCTTCACCATCCTCATCCGCACCTTCTTCTTCATCGCCCTCCTCATCAGTCATTTCTGACGTTTCGCCATAATTCTCACCAAATTCATCTTCCTTGAAATCAGTAGGTGGCTGTTCTGTAGGTTCGTTGGAAGATGCAGGGATTTCATTATCCATTATATACTTGTGAACTTTTCTTGCTACTTTCTCAACATCTTCAAATGTTCTACACTCAGATATCTCGGTCACCAATTTTTGTTCTTCATTATTAAAAGAAACCTCAACACGCTGGTTAAGTTTGAAATGAAGATTAATTCGATCTAAAAAAGGCTGTTCATTTATAATCTTATTTTTAACATCGAAAAAATCTTCTTTATTTAAATGGTCATATCCACGGAAGAATTGTCTCCTCAGACCCGGATATTTATTTTTAATAAGTTTTTCGATTCTAGCATCTTCAATTACATTGATGCAATCGTGGGAAGTTTCTTTATTAATCTTGGCAAGACGATCCATATCGGTCGGGGTATAAAGTGCATGTCCAACTTCGTGACCAAGCAACAGATCATATAAATGGTTTGGCATGTCTTTCCAGACAGGCAGGATAATACAACGATTGTGAATATCAAACATAGCCGTTTTTACTTGTCTATGTTGAACATCCAAATCTTCTACCGCTAGCAATTTTGCTAACTTTTCTTTTGATTCAATCTTCACCATTCCAATATCCTCATCAATTAATCATTAAATATACTACCATTTTAAAGCAATTAGATATATATGTCAAGGAAAAAGCGCCTTTGTAACTCGTTGAAAACAAAGGATAAGTGAAAATACTTTGTAACGCCTTTGTTTATAAGGGGTTATATTTTAGATCATATAACCCCTTATATCTAAAGGACTTATTTACTTAATATCTATAGTTTTTGCCTTATCTGACTCTCTTTTCGGCATTTTAATAGATAAAACCCCATTTTCCATCTCAGCGGTTACTTTCTCCGCATTTACGGCACGTGGAAAATTACTAAAAGATTGTTCCGTTTTAACACCATAAAATTTGGTATCATTGGAATCTACCTCTTTTTTACATTTAATTGACAAAACTCCTTCTTTAAATGTAAGGTCAATATCCTTCTTGGTCAAACCGGGCATAACAATATCTAATGTATAAGCATCGTCGTTTTCATCCCATCGATACTTATTATTTGGTCTATGTCCCACAGTAGCAGTCCATGGATCATTATTCATTAGATAATTATCAAATCGGTCAAAATGTGACCATGCTGGAAAAATACTATCAAACATATTATCGTGGTGTTTCGTTAAATTTGCCATTTCTATCTCCTTAGTTAATGTTATCGGCTATTTCTAACCGTCTATATATATTATAAGATTTGAAATCGCAAATGGCAAGGTCATTGCCAAAAAAACTTTATTTTTCCTGTACATCTAGGTCTAGTATCTTCTTTTTTACAGGGGGAGTTGTCTGGTTCTGGAATCCAACCATAAGGATCAACAATAAACATTATAGCACAACTAAATGCTAAAGTAATAAGCATAATCTTTCTTATACTCCATTCAAATATTCTCGGTTCACTCACTCTCTTTTTTCTCCTTTGGTTGTGTCTTACTACTATATCCATCCTTATACCAACCGCCACCTTTTAACTGGAATGCGGATAAATCGAGTATTCGACTACATGATTCCCTACATACTGGACATACTAGTTTAATATTTCTTTGTGATATGCTTCTCATATTTTCATAAACTTCATCACATTGTTCACAATGATAACTATAAAGAGGCATTTATAAACTCCGATTAAAAAGTCGTCTAACAAGATATGTTCTTATAATAGAAACAACGGTCATTATACAAACTATTTGTATATTCGTTTGTATATTTGTATGAATATCATATATTGGAAATAAAATTTCCATAGCTATTAATGATATAAGAAACCCGCTACCAACAGTAATACATGATTCAAAAAAACTTCCACTTTTACTCTGCTTCATTCTACCACCATTTGTGAAAAATTATTAACCTTCTCTACCGTAATCTTAGTAGAAAATTTATCATCTAATATATCAAGTTTATGTGAAATAACAAACAAATTAGTATTTTTCAATAAATAAAATAACTTCATCAAATCATCCATACCAGTTTGGTCTAAACTTGCATCAAATATTTCATCCAATATAAGAAGATTAACATTAACACTATTCCTCATGGCGGCAATATCTCGCCAAGTCAATAACAATGATATATCAATTCGTTTCTTTTCCCCTTCTGAAAAAGAATAATATGAAAAATCATCCCTATGTCTACTTTTAATAGATTCATTGAAATTTTCGTCTAATTGAAAATTTACAAAGAAATCCATATCCTTGAGATAGTTATTTACATGCTTATTAATAACTGGAAGATATTTTCGTATTATTCTTGTTTTAATTCCCTTATCATTTAATATAGTATTTAATATATCATAATACTTCCTTTGTTCTACATATTGTAATCTAGTCTTTTTACTTTCATCTAATTCAGTTTCCATTATTCTTTTTTTATCATCATCTATATGAACATTAGCTTCAGATATTTCCTCCTGAAGTCTACTAATTAATGTTTGATGTGTTCTTATATCACTATGTCTTCTTGTAATAAGGGTTTCTACATCTTGTATCTTATCATTACATTCGGCAATTTCACCTAAACGATCTGTTACTTTATTTACTTCTATATTTAACTTATCTATACCATCATTCATGTCATTAATATTAATGGATATTTGTTGTAATTTATCCTTTTTAAATGTTTCATCAATATCTTGTTCACAGGTAGGACAATTCTCATTATCTTCAAAAAACTCATTTTCTTTGTTTAACTTCTTTAAGTTTTTATCAATTTGCATTTTATAGCTATCCAAATCTTTATGCTTTTTTATAATATCCGTCTGATCTTCAATCTCAGACCTAAATACCCATATTTTTTCCTGATGGTCATCAATTTCAGATTCTATTGCAATAATAGTATTTTGAAGTGATTTAATTTTATCATTATTATCTTCCATTTTCTTAGAGGATTTGGCTTTTAATTCATCTATATGTTTTTCATGTAAGCTAATCTTCTCTTGCAATAGTTTAATATTATATTCTAACTCATTAATCTCCTCTTTCAAAGAATTTATTCTATCTTTAAGTAAATTCTTCATAACAGAAAATATACCAATGTCCAATATATCTTCTATAATAATTCGCCTATCATTAGCAGACAATTGCATAAAAGGAACAAATGAAGCAGACCCTAACACTACTATCTGTGTAAATGATTTAAAATTTAATTTAAGAATTTTCTCTTCTAAATATTTCTGATAATCAGTAGCCTTAGCATCTTGATTTATAACCTTACCATTTTGATATATTTCAAAGATAGCAGGTTTCATCCCTCTGCGAACTTTCCATTCTACACTACCAACAGAAAATTCAATCTCAGTCATTAAATCTTTCTCATTGACAGTATTCATTAACTGTCCTTTATTAATCTTCTTAAATGGCTTACCAAATAACGAGAAAGTAATAGCATCAATCAACGTAGACTTGCCAGCACCATTCTTACCGACAATTAACATCATTGGCTTTTGGTCTAACTTTATTTCAATAAACCGATTACCAGCAGCTAAGAAATTCTTAAATCTTACAGTCTTTAATTTAATCATACTCTATATGGTCGTTTCTTAAAAAAGTATTCATCATTAAAAGCTTTATCATCTACCCAAACATCATACAATGGTTTTCCACAATTAATAGATGTAGCTTTAACTCCCCATCCTTCTAATTGTTTTTTTGTAAACTCTCTCCAATCTTTTCCTGACCCACTACCACGAGCTGTCCAATAATGTATTTCATGTCCTTCATCATATAATTTATTCATCGCCTCGATTCGTTCTTTAATAGGCTCATGCTTTGGATAATCTGGTTTAGGTCTAATTTGTGTACATATTGTCCCGTCGATATCCACCATATACTTAGTCATTAATGTTCAGTGCCTCATCATAAATACGCTGCAATAATTTTTTCACTTTAACTCTCTCCTCGCGTTTAACGTTATCATCAGGCATACTATCTACATACTCATTAAGAAAAGTAGACGTATTACCCACTTCCACATCATCACTTTCATCATCTGAATATCTTGCGGAATATTCAGACAAATCCTCAAGTATAGTCAAATCTGTTAATTCAGATTTATATAACCGCTCAAGATAATTCTCAAAATCAGCTATATTATTCTTTTCTTCAACAATCAATTTAACAACTTTATTTTTATAATATCCTGTATTTTGGTTTTTCCAATCAACAGTACTCTTATCATTATAATAAATTTTTTCAAACAAACGTTCTGTATTCTGAATAAAAGTTAATTCTCTAGTTTTTGTATCAAATATATGAAACCCTCTAGGATCATCATAATCATTCCATGTTATTTCATATGGTGCTCCAAGATAATGAATATTACCCTGACTTGACCTATGATGGTAATGTCCAGAACATAATACCTCATATCTATTAAATAAACTTTTTGGAAGCCCTGAATCTGCTACATATCCTTTATACATGGCAAATCCATCAACTTCTAAATGGCCAAAACCAACTTGTGATTTTGAATCTCTTATGTACTCCATCATTATATCATAATTCTCAGAGTTAATCCAAGGAAGAATATCAATAGCTGTACCATCTAGGGTTATTGTGGATGGACCCGCATAAGTAATTACATTTTCATAATGTCCATAGAGTAATTCAGAACTATTAACTTTATTTGTATTTCTAAAATAGGTAGAATGATTGCCTACGATAGAATGTAATTCAATATGATTCTCCCTCATAACATCAAAATAAAATTGCTTTACTCGATGTAAGGTCTGAAAATTGACATACTTCCTTCTATCAAAAGTATCACCTAAATCTATTATTGTGGATATTTTATTTTCTTTTAGGTAGGGAAAAAATTGATTAGTATAAAATCTTTCAATATAATCACAAAATGATTGACTATCCTGCTTGCCGCCGAAGTGTTGATCTGTTATCAATGCTATCTTCATGGTCAATTTCCTTCTTCCAAATAAAATGACATCTTGTACATTCAAATGTCTGTATTGTTATGTTGTCTTTATAATCTATATCAAAACTGCAATTTTTATGTTCATGGTCTGGCTCAAACTGTTTACATCTTGCACACTCGTCGAAGAACAGAACAGAATATTTCATTTCATAAATATTTCCAATCTAGACTTTTTCTTAGGCTTTTTAGGTTGAGGATTTTCAGCATACTTTTCATGTGTTCTTAAATACTCCACATATCGTTTTGTATTTGCTTTATGATCTTCTACATTAACGTTAATTTGTTCTAATATACCAGATCGTTCCACATGAAGGTATTTTAAATGCATTTGTTTCTTTTCTTTAGTAATACGCCTAACATAGGCATGATGAATAATTTGTGTAAAATAAGAAAAAGGATTCTTAGATTTTTCTGGATTAAAGTTATGTGCATACAATAAACAATTTTCTATTCCATCACTTACTAAATCATCACGAAATGTATAATTAATAAAATTAGGTCTCCAAGCTAAATTTTCAGATATTTTCAAAAAACATTCACCCATATATTCGGTACTAGGTGGATCTGGTTCATCAACTTCCCTAGAATCAAGAACTCTCTGCTTCCACTTTTTTATTTCTGCAAAAAACTTTTCATTGTCTACGTAGTGTTTAGGGTTTGACATAACTTTTCTTTCTTATTTAAAAGTAAAAATCGCTACGATTCTATCGCCGAATCTAGGATAATGTTGATAATGAGGAAGGTTTTCAAAACAAACCCCTTTGTATTTTTCTGGAACAATTCTTTTCAATTCATGCTTCTCGGCTGGAAATAAAATACCATCACTTCCATTTATTCCAAGTGGTGTATCCTTATCCATAATTACCGTATGTGCTTCTTTATCTTGTGGGTCATTCAAATAAATTATCAATTGCTTATGATACTTGGGATGATCCACATGCGGAAAACATTTTTCCTGACCATTATTATATGTTAAATTTATTGCTCCTCTAATAACCTCAGTACATGTTATTTGATTTCTATTACAAAAAGTAAATAACATATCCTCAAAAACTTTTGCATAATCAGAATTATAATAACTTCTAACACCCATCTCGTCTTTTTGTTCTGGTCTATAAAATAATATATGACATAATAATGTATGTGTCAAATCTTTATAAAACAGAGGCTCAAAGCTTCGTTGATAGAAATATGAAATACCCTCAGACCTCTGAGTTAATTCTATTATTTCTTTATGTTCATCTGTTAAAAAATCATTATCTTCAATAAAAAACATTATTTAACTCCGGTTGAACCAAGTCCACCTCCCCTATCTTCTGTATCAGATTCAATAGCATGTTCGGCTTCATCAATACTAATTAATTGTGCTTCAATAACTGGTTTAATAACCAGCTGCGCTATTCTATCACCTTTTTTAACTTCATATGGAAAATGATTGTGATTAATCATTATTACTTTAATTTCACCTCTATAACCAGAATCAATGGTGCCCGGTGAATTTAAAACTTGTAATCCATGTTTTGCAGCTAATCCAGAACGTGAACGTACTTGTCCCTCATAACCATAAGGTATAATAGCATAAAGACCCGTATCAATTACTGCGGTACTAAAGGCGCGGATATTTTTATCCTCATTAGAACGAATATCCATCCCAGCATCACCAGAATTTTTTCTTTCCGGTAATGGATTATCTGACTTATTATATACCTTCACTTCTAATTGTTTCGTTTTACATTTACATTTCAAAGCAGTGCTATATGATATCATGGCCATCTAATCCCAATAGGTGTTGAAGGTGTGCTCATAACAGAATATTCAGTTTTCCATAATGGATCAGGTTTGCATGTTGAACATTCTTCAAGAACATAGTGGTCGCATTCGCTGCATTTATATCCAACATACCAAGTCGTTCCACCAAATCCCTCATCTACTCCCATGAGAGACTTTGTATTGCATTTCGGACATTTCTTCGGTTTGCTCATAATTCTCCATCTCCTTAATAATTTTACGCTTTAATCTAAATTCTTTAAATTTATGATTGCGTTCTTTCTGTCGGTCTTGTGATTTAACCTTTCGATATGTTTTTCCCATTGTAGCATCCTTATAATGGTATTAAGTTATAATCATAATCAAATTTTTCTTTTAAATATATATTCAACCTCTCCTTCCAATGTTTCAGTCCATAATTATCATGTTTTTTCCAATGTAAATCATCAATGATATCATATAGCACTGCTTTATTTTCTTTATCATCCAATCTCAACACTCGACCAATAGATTGTAGATTTCGAATTTTAGCTTTATATGGATGAGCAAAAATTAAATATTGCAAATTCTTAATATTAACACCTGTAGATAAAACACCCGAACTCGCAACAATAACAGCATTCTTTTCTTCTTCTGTTGCTTTTCTGATCTCCTCTCTTTGTTCAACATCAGTTTCACCAGCTATAAAAAAGATTTGTCTATCCTTTACTTTTTCAAGTAACAGCTTTAATAATACTTTCCCATGCTTTTCAATATAATTAAATAATATAAGAGTATTACCTTTCTGATCCAATGCTAAATTACAAATAAAATTATTACGCTTCCTATGTGAAACTATAAAATCTATCTCCTCTTGATATGTTGCTTTGGTTAACGCTTTACGTTCCTCCTCTGGATATTCTAATTGTAAACATTGTATATTTAGTTTGGAAATATGTTTATTATCCATCAATTCCTTCGATGTGATCGCTTTATATGTTTTTCCAAACAATCCTTCAAGGACTAGTTTATGTGTTTTACAATCAGTTAATGTTCCAGTTGTACCAAATCTATATCTGCAAGAAGTCGATTTTTCTAATATACTTTTTAATGACTGTGCTGTTGCTAGGTGAGCTTCATCACCTACTATTAAAGAAAACTGTTCAAAATATTCTTTAGGTTGTTTATATAAGCTTTGCCATGTACTTATATATATTGGTTGTTTTTCGTTCTTTTCCTTCCCCGAATATATTTTATGACATTGTTCCTCCACATTCCATTCATCTTGTGATGAATAATCATCAAAATCACCATACATTTGTGTAACAAGATTGGTAGTAGGAACTATCACTAACATCTTATCCTCATCCAAAAACCTCTGATACCATCTCAACAATGCATATATAACTAAACTTTTACCAGAGGATGTAGGGGATAACAATAATGAACGATCAGATTTAATACAATGTAAAAATGATGCTATCTGATAATCTCTCGGAGTAATCTGTTTCCCTTTACAATGAAGATTCAAAGAATCAAAAAATTCTTTAATCTTATCTATATCACCTTCCTTCAAATGTTTTGCGTCTACAATATCAGTCTTTAATTGATATGAATGCTTTTCTGACCATTCTTTAAGATACGGCAATAGTCCTAAATATAATTGCCCTGTCTGCATATTAAATAAACGTATCTTACCATCCCACATTTTTGCACGAACTTTAGGATGGAATTGATGATTAGGAACTAAAAAGGAAAAATATTCATTCAACTCATATGCTATATGTTTATCACATGATAGTTGTAGAAACGTTTCATTTAATTTACCCGCAACAATCATGTCAAATCCCCTGCTAGAAATTTTTTCCATTTAATAGCATTACTAATATTAAAAGAAGCATTCTGAATCAATCTAGCGGTCTCCTCTATCAATTTAACCTTATCTTCTTGTTCTTCTATTTTATTTTTAGCTAATAAAAGTTCCTCATCACCATCTAAAAATAAATCCATATCATTTTTTAATACTTTTAAATCAAATGGCTTTTCTTCATATTCGGAAGGATCAGCCTTTCCAGAATAGTATTTCCACTTCTGAAGTTTTAATATTTTATATTGACTTTGGATAAACCGCAACACATTTTTTTCATCGTGGCGTAACTGATGATATTTATTAGCTAAATCTGGAATTGAGATGGAATATCCATCAAGATCAGTTGTATCTATCTTAGTGTCTATTTGACACATTTCTTTCAAATCTTTCATATTCATACTACTATTATAATAAATTTATGGGATTAATACAAGGAAGAATATTATCCTATCTTTTTAACGGAAAATGCACCTGTATATCGAAATACAGCATTAACCACAATAGGTTCGAGGGAAGTGGCATTAGTATCAAAATTAATACCACCCAAAGCTACTGGAAATATGTCTTTAAAGGTTACATTATAATTAGGATTAGACTTATTAGTATGTATAATTATATTACCATCAGATTTCAGGTCTTTATCTTTTTCAGAATCATATTGATCGAAATTATCTGGAAACCCTATTGCTTGCATCCAATTATATATCTCCATATAATTCTTCAGGTCTTCATCTATGACAAATTCAATACTCAAATCTTCGAAAACTAAGTTATCACCTTCCATCGGGATACCTGCAAATGGCGTTGATTGCATAAGACTGGTTAATGAAATTCCGGGTATACCTACACGCTGACAAAAATAGTCCACAGTTGGCATGCGTAGAAAGTTCGTCTGGAAACTTATTACGTTTAAATAATTAAGGTTAGTCGGTTGATTTGCGTAAGCCATTTAATTGTTCCTTTTATTGATCTTATATATACTATATAATATTATTATTTATAATACTTTGCAAGGACAAACTATGAAATTGAATAAACCAACCATCGCCTTCTTTATATTCCTTCATTTAGGTGCACTACTAGCCTTTATTCCTTCCACATTTTGCTGGTCAGCAGTTGGTCTATTTGCCTTTATGTACTGGCTTACGGCCAGTGTAGGTGTTTGTCTTGGATTTCA